TTCCGTCTGGGATTCCGTCCGGGATTCCGTCCGGGATTCCGTCCGGGATTCCGTCCGGGCTCAGATAACCACAATTATCCGGGTCGATAAATGGGTGGGCGTCGACGCCGAGCCGGGCGTCAATCCATTTCAGAGCACAATCGACCTCTGGAACGTCGGTCTGGTGCCGAGCTTCGACGGTGAGGTCTGGAGACTGCATTCGGGGTCGGATGCGAAAGTGGTCTATACGTGGGTGCCGGGAAATGATTAATTCCGTAAGGCTAGTTAATTTTCAATGTCATAAAGACCGGGTTATCAAATTTGATCCCGGTATAAATGCAATTACCGGGGAAAGTCGCATTGGAAAATCGGCCATTTTCCGCTCCCTATTGTTTGTGTTTAACAATGAGTCTAAGGATACTGATGTCGTAAACTGGGACGCAAAATTTGCGGAAGTAACAGGCAGTATAAACGATGTTGATATTATCCGTACAAAAGGCGGTAGTAAAAACACATACAAAATTGGCGACAGCCCTGCCCAATTAGCCGGGGTTGGCGTTCCTGATGAAGTTATGGCTGTAACCCATATTGACGAAATAAACATTGAGCGGCAACATGATGATTATTTTTTAATCAGATTAACGCCCGGTAATTTAGGCCGCTATTTTAATGAATTAGTTGGGTTGGAAAATATTGATCAAACCTTTGAAACAATTAACCGAATACAGTCCGAAAATAATTCTTCCTTGAAACTTAAAGAAGAAAAGTTATCGGAAGCTGATGAGGAAAGAAAAAAGTTAAATTTTATTGACGATTGTGAAGTTATGTTTATGGAATTGAATTATATATCAAAACAACAAAACGAACGTTATAAACGTCATAAAAAATTAACCGATAAAATAAATGAATTGAATATATTGGACACTGTTGATTATGATCCAATTATTACCGCCGCACAAAAAATAATTGACATGTTCGAAGGTCAAAAACAGAATAAGGTCATTAAGCGAAAACTTATCGACCTTGCTGAAGAATATTCCAATAAAATAATTGACCTATCGGGGTATGATAAAATAGAAAAACAGGTTGAAAAAATTAAACAACTAAAATTGCTTAAAAACAATATTTTAAGCGCGGTTAATGATTACCCCGGCAAGGATACCACTGAAGCCGAAATCGTTGCGGTACAGGAAGAATTAAGGGAAATTGCCCCGGAATGTCCCACTTGCGGGAGGAGTTGCAAATGTTTATAGCCTGCTCCGATCTTCATATTACTGAAACCAAACCGGTTTATCGAGTTGAGGAAAATTGGATGGCGGTTTGTTTAAGCAAACTAAAACAGATAATTGACCTTGCGAATGAAAAAAAATGTCCGGTAATTGTTGCCGGGGATTTTTTTGACAAATCATCCCATAGTATGGAACTACTCATATCAACGATGAATTTGCTGAAAACCTGTAAACAGCAAATTATTGTTATTCCGGGCAATCATGACCCCAAAGCTCACAATATGGAGTTGCTTAATAAATCGGCAATTTCTTTAATGAATTTTGTAGGTACTAACGTTTTTAACAAAGTAATCAGCATTAAAAGCGGAAATTTTAAAATTGATTTTTTTCCGTTTGGAAGTGAATTAAAATCTATGGGTGGTGATATTGCGGTTATCCATGAATTTGCTTATGTTGAAAAACCATGGGCTGACGTTTCTGAAAGCGGCAATTATCGAAAAATAATCAGAAGATTGGGCGGCGATTATAAATTGATTATTGCCGGGGATAATCATGAAGATTTTATTGAAGAATATCGCGGTTGCACTTTTTTAAATTGCGGCGCAATGCTTCGAACCGACCGCAATGAGCAAGACCGAGTTCCCAAATTTTACTTGATTGAAGATAATCTGAATATTATACCGCAACCATTTTCGATTAAAAAAGATGTTTTTGACGTTAAAGTACTAGATATTATTAAACGCAAAGACGAGGCAATAGAAAAAGTCGCAGATCAAATGAAGTCTAATATGAAAATAGACCTGGATTTTAAGCGTAATATGGAACGCCGGTTGCAGCAAAAAGATTTGGATAACGAAACAGAGGTTAAAGAAATGATAAGGAGCGTAATCAAATGAGTGTTGCCGATCAGGTTTTAAAGTTAAAAAGAAAAGTTGATGAACTGAAAGAAAAACAACTTCGAAACAAAATAATTCGAGAACGTGTAATCAAAGAACTCAAGGATATTGGGTGCGATACCGTTGAAGACGCTGAAGAAATTAAACGCCTTGATAAAGAAATTCTGTCCGAAGATAAAAATTTGGAGACTTTATATAATGAATTCATCGAACAATATGGTCAGCAACTTGGGATTGATTGCGAATAAAATCAATAAAGTAAAAAGCGCCCGAGAAATATATGAGGAGCAATATTGTGAAACTCGGCGGCAAATAAAAAAGTTGGAAAGAAAACAGACAGTAATTATCAAATCAATTCGGATTATTCAAGAAGTGGCGCAAGCAACGCAGCAGGAACTCGAGTGCAAAATAAGTGAAATCGTAACTGCTGCAATTCAGGCCGTTTTCAAAGAAAAAGACGAACTTAAAATAACCTTTGAAATGAAGCGAAACAAAACCGAGGCGGAGATAACGGTATTCAATGAACGTGGCCATACTGTTAATCTGCTTAACGACGATGGTGGCGGATTAATTGATATTGTTACCTTTTCCTTGCGGCTTGCCTGTTGGAGAATTAAGGCGACAAAATCGGCTCCTATTTTTCTTTTTGACGAACCGTTTAAAAATTTATCAAAAAAATATCTACCGGCAGCAATTCAGTTTATGCACGATATAAGGGAGAAACTTGGGGTTCAGATTATTATGATTACTCATATCTCGGAACTTGCAGAATCTGCCGATAAAAATATTGAGATTGTATAAATGAAGATTCGTAAAATTGACCGGCGAGTTGAACGAGACATTCTTATTGGGCTCATTGTCGATAAAAATTACATGGCCCAAGTTCGGAATGTAATTCAACCACAACTATTGAAAAATTCTTACGCTCGGACGGTTGCGGTTTGGTGTACCGAATATTACGATCAATACAAGGATGTGCCGTTTGCTAAAATTCAGGATATTTATGAGTACCACAATCGCAAAAGTGAGGTAGAAGAGGATCAAGTCGATTTGATCGAAAAGCTTTTGCAAACTGTTAATGAGGATTACACACAAAAAGACAGTTTTAACTCGCAATTTTTACTTGATGTTACCGAGGAGTATTTTAACCGGGTGCGGCTGGAAACTTTGGTATCACGGTTACAAGACGAACTCGAGTCCGGCACTGTTAAAAAAGCAGAGGAATTCCTTACCGATTCAAAGTCGATCAAAATAACCACCAAACGGGCCGTTGATACGCTGGTAGACCGGGAAAAGATTAATGCGGCCTTTGATAAATCCAACACCCGAGTTTTAGCCTTGCCCGGCGATTTTGGCTTGATGCTGGAAGAACAGTTGAACCGGGGTTCTTTGGTTGCCATTCAGGGGACTTCCAAAGGCGGCAAAACTTGGCTAATGAATTACATTAAAATTGCCGCTTTAATTCAACGCAAACGGGTACTTAACATCCAGCTGGGGGATTTGACTGAGGAAGAGGCTTTACTGCGCGATTCTATTTCACTTGCAAGGAAAAGTAACGAAGAAAGATATTGTGGGACGTTTAAATGCCCGGTGCGTTTTATTAAACACGGTGGAGGTTCCCGAGAATGCGAATTATTGCCCCCAGGCTGGGATGTAGAGTATGAAAAAATTACTATTGAAAAGCCCTTGACCGCTGAAGAAGCATATCAAACTAATTTGAAGTTTTACGAACGCTGCAAGATTGAGAAAGATAAATACTATCGGTTTGCGGCATTCCCTGGCGGCTCAATAAACGTTCAGGATATTGATGCTCTTTGTGAACAACTTTATATCGAGGATGATTTTGTGCCGGATATCATATTGCCCGATTATATGGATATTTTGGGCAAAGAAAATCCTCGGGATGAGGGTAGGGATAAAATTAATGCGAATTGGATCGCGATGAAAGCCCTGGCGCAAAGGCGAAAATGTCTTGCTTTCACTCCAACTCAATCCGATGCAGATGCTTTTGACGGTAAACTTCAAACGAAGAAAAACTTTTCTGACGACCGCAGAAAGCTCGATCATGTAAACGGAGCTTATGGAATGAATCAGACGGATCAAGAAAAGATTGCCGGGATCAATAAATTTAATGTAATTGTGGCGCGGTCGGGCGATTTCGTTACCTCCGAACCCTGTTACGTCTTACAGTGTTTGCGCCGGGGGATGCCGGTTATCGATAGTCTTATGCCCAGCTTACGGGGACAATATCAAACAGGGCAACAGCAAAGGAAGGTCGAGGAAGAAGCTTCTGAAAAAATAAGAAGCAGAACACGGGAAAGGAAAAAATAATCAGATTATTTTCAACCATTCTATTGATCTTTTAATTACCCGGTTGTATAATATCATTGTAGACCGAATAAAACAAACAACCGGAGAATGAAAGTGAACAACATATTCATAAAAGAAATTGAAGTTGAATCCAAAAAGATTATGGCAGTTTGCAATTCCTGTAGCAAATATGGAACTTGCAAGAGTTGTTCATATTATAAGGCCAATAAAGAAGTAATCGATGCAGCCGAAGCCCAACAAGATGCAGCGGTACAAAGTTGGGTTCGCTCAAACATATAAACCAACACCGGCCTCCGGGCCGGTTAATAACAAAACAGGATGAAGAAAATGAGCAAAAGCGTAATGATTGACGGGATTGAGTATGTTCGTGCGGATGAGGCGAAGAAAGAAGTAATTATTCAGTGCGGTGATTCCCTGAGTAAAGTTTTGGTCGGAAAGTTCGTGCTTGTTCGCAGCAGTAACGCCGGTATCAACGCTGGTACAGTTGTTGCCGCCGATGAAACCGGAATTATTCTTCAAAATGCCCGGCGTATTTGGTACCATAAACCGGCAGACAAAAGGCTTTCATGGTACGAGGGTGTTGTTGTTTCTGGGTTGAGTAAAGACTCAAAAGTTTCTGGAACTGTCCCTGAAAAAGTTATTATCGAAAAATACGAAGCCTTACTGTGCAACGATTTTGCTCAAAAATCAATTATGGGGCTTGATCCAAATGAACAAAATTAATGATGTCGGCATAACCACCGGTTCCGGTTACGGTTCCGGTTCCGGTTCCGGTTCCGGTTACGGTTCCGGTTCCGGTTACGGTTCCGGTGACGGTTCCGGTGACGGTTCCGGTGACGGTGACGGTTCCGGTTACGGTTCCGGTTACGGTTCCGGTTCCGGTTCCGGTTCCGGTTCCGGTTACGGTTCCGGTTCCGGTTCCGGTTACGGTTCCGGTTCCGGTTACGGTTCCGGTTACGGTTCCGGTGATTAAATCAAAACCTCCGAAATTAAAAATAAATTTCGGAGGTTTTTTGTTATTTGTTATGCTGTTTTCAAGGGTGCCAGGGAATTGACTTTGTATGATAAGCGGTCTTTCATTTCCTCGCGCTTTCCGTGATTCCAATTTGCCACCGGACGAAAATAGCCGCATACCCGGCTATATATTTCTGTTTTCGCGCCGCATTTTGCCATGTTAATAATCCTCTTGTAATTAGTTTTATTCTGCCGCCGTCAGGATAATATTTTTATAAACCGACTTCTTTTTTAATTGTTGCCGGATCAATTTTAAACATAACCGGGACGCCCGAAACATCAGGGGTATTCGGAAAAATATAACCCAGGGTTTCGCGGGTAAACAAATTAATCACCAATTTCCAACAATGAGTCGGAACAGATATTTTATCTATACCAATAGTTGTCGACGGTTTAGCGCGGTATAGTGGCCCGGTCATAATAACAAAATCCTGCCCATTCAACGCCCATTTGCGGCATTGCGTTTCCAGTGACCTGCATAACCCCCGGTTAAACCTTTTGGTTTGCGGTACTTGATTATCTACATCAAAGGTGCTTTGCATTGCCTCTAATAGCCACGCCATATCCTGGGCGGGACAAAGATGCCCAATATCAAGGTTACTTCCCACAAAATTACGCCTAACCGCCCAAGGGAATGTCATTCCGGATCGTTCGCCCTGGCCTATAATAGAACGGTCGTAGATAAGAACCCAGGCAACAAATTTTATCGTCCTGTCCGGGTTGTATACCGTTATGTAGTAGGTTTTGTCAATAACACGTGGTCTATCAAAAATGGGGATATATTGGTCTAGTTTCTTATCGTAAGATAAAACTACCGATGCACAGAAAATAAACATTACAAATGAAAATATAATTTTAATCATAATATTTTATTCTTTGAAAACTTGTAATCGTGAATAAATTATGCCCTACTATTCAAAATGGTGCGCCCGGATAAAAATGATTTCCATGCCGAATCTGTTTCGAGCAGGGCGTAATATTTTGTTGCCACGAAATAACGTGAAGCTCGCAACCACTTCCAAGAAGTACCGGCATCAATTAATCGGCGGCAATTTGAAAGAAAACGCATATTTGCATCTTCCCATGCTTTCTTTGCCTCGGACATTGTTGCAAATACAAAAGGAACAGAATATTCAACATCGTGAATATCTGCCGCTGGAGTTATGTCAATTAAACCAATGAAATTTGGAATAAAATGATAGACCAATTTATTCCAAAAACCAATTTGCGATCCGACCCCATTACAATATGAGCCAAAAGTTTTGGGGTCGGCGTTCAACAAATCACGAGCAACTTCGGACATATCTAGTCCGATATATTTTTTAAAATCGCCTCTGGGGTAAGCGGCTAAACAAAACATTTTTATTTACCTGTTGTTTGCATTTTTACTTCAACTTTAACGCCGGGTAGAGTAAATCCGTTTTTATTAACCATCAAACCAACCCCGCTCATATCGGTAACAGCCAAAGCAGAATCAGAACCTTCGGGAGCAACCCCAACCCATATAACATCTTCCTGAACCAAATTTGTTTTTGTGTCACTGTCTTTGAAGAAAGAAATCCAATTCCACCACGAGTTAGAATAAGTCTTATTTTGAACAAAATAAGGTTGACCAGCCGCCATGGGTGATGAAAAATAATTCATAGTAAAAATTCCCAAATCAAGATAGGGCGAAAAATTACCGGTAGTTGCATCATAAAAGCTGGCTTTTAGTGCATAGCATTCATATTTCAATCGAACTTGTTTGCCGGTGGTTGGCATGGTGCGAGTGTCCGATTCCTTTGATACGGCGGTTTTTCCATCGGCGGCGTAATTAATTTTTTCATGGCTTGTATTCATACATCCAACAAAAAGCATCCCAAAGAGCCCTGCGATCAAAATTGTGATTTTTTTCATTTTTTTTATCTTCCTTTATTGACCAAGTTCTGTTTGTGAAATTACTCGACCATCCCAAAATAAACGATCATTTGCAAAATAAGCATCCGGCATCCAACAATAACCCTTTTCACCCCAGGTAATATCCCAGGAATTGCGAACCCGAAAATAACCGGGCTTATAGGCATTGGTTAGCATGGCATGACCGCCGATCTGACGTTCGTAAAAACGAGGCATCGGAACAATACCAGTCTTGGCAACCTTTGCGGACTCAAAACTACTATATAAAGACACGCCAAAAACAACAGGATAACCCGCCGCAATCGCGTGACGCATAAGTTCTGGAGTATCTTTGCCAGCGGCTATTGTGGTTGCCTGTAATACCTGCCACTTCGTTGCCCTTTCAATGATATTTGATGGCGGCAGTTTGTAATAGCTGTCGGAAGCAAGGCCATAGGGGTAATCCGTTTCGGGAACCATTCCAAATTCTTTTGCAGCCTTAATCATATCATCGAGCGTTGCTCCCTCGTCGACATTCAAGGTTCCTGCAATATGGCGGGTAACGGTTGCGAGAAATAATGGTGAAAAATATTGCTTTGCACCGCCTTCGGAAAAAACTTGGGATTCAAAAGCACCCGAACCGGCAAAAGCAAAACAAGAGCCGAAACTACCCTGGTTTCGCGGCGGCAAAAATTCATTTTGAATATCACACGTATCCGGGATCGGCATTTGGGGGAGGCGCGAAGAACACAAAGGGTGATAGGCGGTTTTTTTACAACGCCTCAAATTACATTTATGGTTCATTATTCATTCTCCGATTTGTTGATTGGTTTTTGTCAGTAAATCAATAAGATTTGATGTTTTGTTAAAATCAAGGAGTGCAAGTTGCTTTTTTATCTCTTTTATCTGATCAAGGCAGAGGCAGGTTTCCCGGTTGTGTTCGCATTGTTTGGATGTAACGTAATCGCGTTGGTTTAGTGCAAAATTTTCCATTTTTTGTGAAAGGCTATCAAACCGGCTTAAAATATCTGTCCTGAATTGAACAGCTTCTTTATGATAACCCTCGGTTATTTCAACAATTCTTGCCAACTCTTTATCGCGATAAATTTCTCTTTGTTTATCGAGTTCGACGAAGTTGGCAAAATATTGTTCGGTTACTTTTTTTTCAGTTGAGTGTATATGCTTGTAAATGCCCCAAGCGAACCCGCCAACAACAATTGCACCGGAGCCAATCGAACAAATTATCGTTACTGCAAGCTGTATGTGGTCTAAGGTAATGGTCATTTAAAAAACCTTTCTTTGTTTATAAATAAAGTATTTCATATTAAGAATATACAATTTTTCCGGGATAAATGCAACTTTTACAAAATAGCGATTATGATTAAGGAAAAAATTCAATATTTTTGTGTTTGATTGGTTGATAAAAGATTAAACAGCTGTATAATATGTTTGTAGGGAAGAAAGTCGGAACTTTGGCTTAATGAAAAAATCGAAGGTATTTTTGCAAAGTTCGATCTATATATGATAGAGGATTAAGATGAAAAGATTCGAATATTTGGATTCTCTAAGAGGGATAGCTGCAATGTTGGTGGTGGTATTTCACATTTGGGAAAAGAATACCGACCACAACAATGTTCTGGCAACGTTCCCGTTCAACGTATTGATTGCCGGACATGGTTGTGTCTGCCTGTTTTTCATCTTGTCTGGGTTCGTGCTCAGTTACAAATTCATCGGTGAAGTTAATCAGGCCGATCCGCTGATCAAGGCAATTATCAAGCGCCCATTCCGTTTGGGTGGGGTGGTTATTTTTGTTTCGTTGTTTGCTTTGATCATAACCGGCAAGTTGTTTTCTATTCCAACCGACATTTTGATTCAGATCATTATTCAAAACCCCTTGACCTTTGCTGTGTACGACATTCCTCCACTTTGGACAATCGGGATCGAGTTGCAAGGATCGATCATGGTTTTTGTTGCCATGATCTTTATCAATGGGTTGCCGGTAGTTCAACGTATATTAGTTTTGACTTGTTGCATCTTTGTTTTTCGGAACAGCTTCTTCGATGCTTTTTTCTTTGGAATGATTATTGCCGATATTATCAAAAACAATTTGGTAAGTCCATCTAAGGCATTGACTATCGTATTATTGGCTTTATTACCAGTTGGTTTGTGGTTGTTTGCTCATAACCGAGAAAGTAACCAGATAGGATTTTGGGTCGGTGAATCTCTGTATTCGATGATCGGGGCGGCTATCGTATTCTTGTTTGTTTGCTTCTGCCCGGCAACCCACAAGATACTAAGCATCAAGCCCCTGATATTCTTAGGAAAGATTTCATTCAGCCTGTATGTATCGCACTGGCTAATAGTGGTAACTTATTCAAGTTTTTTCAAGGACTTGATGATTGGTTTTCCGTTTCTCTTACAATCGGTTTTGCTCGTTGGGGTGTCGGTGCTGGTTGGCTGGTTACTAACCATTGCCATCGACAACCCGGCCGTCAAATTCGCCGGAGTAGTCGCAAGCAAGTTTAAATCATGATACAGAGATATTTACATCGGAACCCGGAATATGGTCGACCGGTTTGCAAGTTATTTCCTTTAACAATCCACCATCGCGGATTAGTTGTGGAAGTTGGTTATTGACCGGCAATGATTTATCGAAATGTTTTTCTTCGGCTTGTTCAAAATCCTGCCGATTATATTCCGGCATCTTGGCAATCATGTTCATCATGTGTTTCAGCTCTTGTACACAATCGGTGGCAAGTTTGTTTTCAAACTCCCATCCCGAAACAATCTTCTTGATTTCCAGTTCGGTGTCGATGATCGTCAGGTTGAGTTCTTCTATCTCTAGAGCACCTTTGACAGAATCGAATTCGGAAATCTTCGCTTTCAACTTGGCGATTTTATTCTTCAACATTTTTACTTTATTTTGGCTTTGTTCCCGACAGATCGAACCGTGCTCCAAATCCTTATATCGTTGTGTGTAATTCAACAACAGCGCCCGATATGCTCTTTCAGGAGTCTTCTCCCCGGCAACAATAGAATCGATTTGGAACGCCGAATTGCCAAATGGAATATCAAACAGGCGCTTTTGCACCTGTTCCATATCGCCAGAAAGTTGTTCAAACTTAATCAAATCGGACATTATAGGATTCCTCCGATTTGAGTAGATGTTTGACGCTCTCTTGCTAGTTGCATTGTTGCGCTCAAAACCGTTGCAGCTTCTGTTGCATAGGTTAATTTTTGGATGATGTTCGATGTGGCAGAAGAAACGATCCCGCCCAAGCCATAACCAGCAGTTCTTGAGTTGCACCCGCTCGAGTTAGAAACTGCTGTTAATGTTGCAGAGATTGTTGAAATTGCCGGGGTTGTGGCAAGGGTTAATTTCTGGATTATATTTCTCTCGGTAACGCCCCCCCCACCGAGAAAATAACCACAACCACCAGAATCATAATTAACCCCATTAGGGATATTACAAGCATATGCCAAAACTGCCGATTGTACTGCACAGGTTTCTGAACCATAAGTAAATTTATCGATAATATTATATGTATCGGAGGGGGAGTCAGGGTTTCCACCGCAAAACAATGCCATTACAGAATTGCCGATAGAACCAGTACCTCCACGAGACGTACTTAACGAACCGGCTGCAACCGATAGAACTTCGGTTGTATAACTAATCTTTCTGATAGCAGTGGTTGTTCCGGCATAATTACCGCCAGCAACATAACCTGCAACTGAAGTTTGACAACCACTATTACCGCCAATAAGGGCTTGCGAGCTTAATGTAATCAACATCGTTGATATTGAATTATCGATTGCTCCGTATTTTTCAATCGACATTATTTGGGCACTACCGGTGAACCCGCCGAGAATATATGAAGAAGACAATGAAGATACACTAGCACAAAGACTCCTGGCAACAGAAAGCGATTGACTTACTAATGCTGTCGCTTCTGTCGTGAAATTGAGCGATTCGATTGGCTTTAGTGAATCATTGGCAGTTTCTCCAGAAGTACCTCCGGCAAAAGTATAACCAGATGAAGGATACATGGCTGTTTTGCTTCCGTTATCTACCGTTGTGGTAAACTCGGAATTTTCTGTGGTGCAAACAAATTCGATATACTTGTTAATTGTGGTTTCAAATTGCAATTCAACGGCAGATGCAGCCGATTGAACCGATGAAGCAATAGTGTTTGTAACGTATTGTCCGTTTGCGCCCGACAAAATTGACCAACCGCCAACACCTTTAGACAAGATACCAAATCGAAAACCAAAAACAGCGGTTGGCGGGAGAGTGAAATTTAATTTACCAACAGCCCCGGCAACATACATTTTCCCATTTTCGATGATGGTGTTAGCAGTTACAAACTCCGGTGTTAATCCCCCCCCCGAACTACCCCCTACCGCCGCAACTGTCCCAGCATCATCTTTGGTGGAAAGAGTATTGCTGTTGGTCGAATCCAGAAACAGGACTTTCTTTCCTGTTTCTGGTGTCGGTACATTCGCCGGGTTTATGGGGTTTAATTTTACCCCGCCTTGGAACTCGGTGTCGCCCTGCAGAATATATTCTACTTGATTTGCCATTATAATTTCTCTTTATTTTTTCGAGGCGATTAAAAATAAAATAATCGCCCCGAAATTTTAATTAAACCGCAGTCCAGGAAATTGCTTTGGTAGTTCCGTCGCAAGTCAACTTATAAGTTCCGGCACTGGCAGGAGCATGTAAAGCCGTAAGAACTCCCGTAGACGCACGATAATAAATATCGCTAACTGCATCGCTTCCCATGATTACCACTGTCCCAGCGCCAATCATATCGTTGTTCACGGCTTTGTATCCCGTGCCGGTATTGGCCACGCCAGTAATCAGATTGTTTTTGGAATAAATAGTAGCAGAAGTCCCGGCAATCACAGGAACTCCCGATCCACTATTTACCAAATAATTATTGACGATTGCGTTATTACGCAAGGTTCCATCCGCACCGTTATCGCAAGAGATTAACCCGCCATTGCCGCTATTCACAATAATATTATCGGCAATAAAAGCAGTTCCTCCGGTTGTTGAAGTAATTAGAGCTCCGGCTTTAGCAGTGTTAAAATTACATTCTCTAATGAATAATACTCCTGCACCCGTAATGGTACTGGTCAGAGTACAAACAATTGCCAAAAACTGCCCCGTGCTTACAACAGTGATAACACCCCCAAGCAGAGAAACGCTTTTAAAGTCGGCAAGACCGGCAATCGAAATATTGCCGGTAATGGAACCGCCCTGGACAAGGACCCGACCCGTAGCGGTGCTTGAAAAAGCAACGTTACCCACTGTATGAAGGTCGTAACGGGTGTAATCGGGATTAGGAACAGTAATTCCGGCGCTGAAAGTTATCGTTGATCCATTGCCATAAACAATCAGCGGAATATTCGGCAAAGTAACGGCAGAAGTTTCTGTGTAAGTCCCAAAAGCAATGTCGATCGTTGCACCAGTATAACTTGCTGCGGTAATTGCAGCTCCGGCAGCAGATAAAGAAGCAAACGGGAAAGCCTCCGACCCATTAGCGATAATACCTTTGGCTGTATTTGCGGCCGCCTTGGTTTTATCAACATGAACAATGGGCGAAAGAATTGCACCAATATCGTCTTCGCTCATATCCGAATCAGTCAACAAAACTTGAACATTACCCAAATGATCTTTCTGCGAAAGAACATTGTTATTGGTGGAATCCTTGAATACAAAAATTCCACCAGCTAGCATCGGAGTAGGTACATTTACTGGATTGACTGGGGTAAAAATAACCCCATTGCTTGCCCGGTAAACGTTGCCGGCCATGTAAAACGTTTTCTTACTCATTTTCTTTTCCTTAATTTCTTTGTTGGTGGAACTGCTAATTGCAGTTTATGATATCATTATTTTCCAAACTCCGCTAATTGGAATTTGATTTATTGGAAAGTAGATTTTTATTGTGTTATTGTCTGCTTTTTCGCGCGTATAATAAACAAAAACTCCAGTATTATCTTCCATTAAAATCGTCTTAATGTTTCTATTGAGATTATGGGTAATGGTTAGGGTGTTTGATGACCAAACAAAACCTGTTGAATTGGTAGATGTAAAAGAACCAAAAAAATCATTTATTACGGTTGGGGCATAAATTTTACCCCAAACATCACTGTCTTTATAAAACCAATCGCCGGAAACAATATTCAGATAGAAATCGGTGTTGCCGCCAAGAGTATTTGACGGATCGGCACCGCCATATCTTACTCTTGATTTGGCAGTATCAATAACCGGAGCTGGCGCACTGCCAACCGGCCCGACTATAAAAGATTCTGTCAGTTCTTCAGCCATTAATTTCCGCCCTGGAAAATTTGTATTGTCCAAGTTCCGGTAATCGGAATTAACGCAACCGGAAAATAGATGACAATACTATTCACATCAACCGGATCAAAAGAATATGCGCAGTTAATTTTATTGGCATCTTGAATCCTTACTGTCGGGAAATAAGTCCCAAGATTATGGGTAATGGTTAGGGTGTTTGATGACCAAACAAAACCTGTTGAAGCAGTCGACGTAAAGGCAGACAGGAAACAACCGATTCCTAACTGTCCTTTTGTTACGTCCCCAGTATATGTACCGACGGAACTAACTTGACCCTTTCTATCACTATCTAACCATGCATTTGTATCGGCATCCCAAACCCAATAAGTTCCAGTAGAAGTTACCTTTGCGTTCCAGCCAATTTCGCCAGTAGGATATGCAGAAATTAACGCAGCAGATGTGGCAAAAACGCCTTTATAATAAATATCCCCAATACCCATGGGGAGTGTCCAGTTTACCTTATCGACGGAAACCCTGATGTAAATATCTCCGCCGACTGGCTTTGTGTGCCAGCTCAGATGATCAGAGGAAAATTGAACAAAAGTTGCATTGGTTAGCAACTGTCCTAAAATGGGATCAAATACTGGTAAACTGTTCATTTTAACCCCTTAAAGATCAATGTAATTATTATTGATCGGAACCCAATTGGTTATTGAAGCTCTTGCCGACCAAAGGCCGAATGTCCACGTTTGAATAACACCGGTTGTGGTATCGATTTTTTCAATGTATTGCGGCGTTGCGGCGTTTGGCATCGTCCCATAAATCTGATAATTTACGCCAGCTGTTGTCGTCGTATCGATGGTACTGGGTTTCCGAAAATGGGTATTGAATTTGAATACTCTGCTCATTTGTTCTTTCCTTAATTATTTTGCAACCAATCAAGTAATTCTTCAGCCGTCATTGTTTCGAAGCTGTTTTTAATCGCCCGATATTTTTCAAAAACAATTTGGCCATATTGAATCAAACCAAATTCAAGGCCAATAATTTGCGAATTAGATAAATGAATTACGCTGTCGTCTTTACATACCCAATCGGTTTCAAATGTCGAATCGAGTTTTGCATAGGCAGCCGCTCCATTAATACGCTCGCGGCTTCGGCTATCGCACTGAATATTCTTACCCAGATATTCAAAGCAATCGTCTTCTTCGCGGGCGCGAAGTTGGTTTGCCTTGTCCCTGGCACTATATAAGGCATCAGTTCTTTCGTCATAGGCATCGAAAATTGTTTGAGCAGCGGCCTTTTGATTGGGAGTGGCGCTGTGTTTAAAAACAATACCTGTTTGAAAACTTACACCATCTATCGGGCAAACTTCTTCAATTTTATTATGCAGCGCTAAAATGTTCATTTTTTTTACCTTTACATCAGCACAGAACTATTAATTGTTGCGGTGGTAAAAACCCCGCCCGAATAACCAAATTCAGCCAAATGCAAAGCCAAATAACCTAATGGCAGAGGCCGCCACTCGGAGGAGCTTCCGGTAACTGTTGTGGCACTACTAGTAATTCCGGATGCTCGAGAAATCCAAGATAAGTCGGCAGTCGCCAAGCCGATTTCACCAGCGGAAACCATCCCCCAAGTTGTATTATTTAGCAAGAAAACACCATCTTCACCACAAACCATTTCAACTTTATTATTAGCATCGTTATTATAATATCTCCAAGCGCCGGTCGTATATGAATGAGACGCACTAGAAATAAAATAAAACATTTTGTTTAATTTATTGTTTTCGTTCCAACAAAATCTCCTGACGGCACTATCCTCAGATTGACCAATTGTCGAAGTTGTCCTAATGGTTCCCAAATAACGTTTGGTAGTACTTCCACTTTTTACTTTAATTCCGTCTTGCAACACAAGGGCAGTGGCTCGGACGGTATCGCTAGCCCAAGCCACTGCTTCTAACGTTAAAGTTCCAGCATCTGAATAAGCAAAAATATCAAAATTGGTATTGGCTGCAAACCCTGTCAATGCCAAAGATACTTCGATAAATTGTTTTACCTCCCACTGCGCTCCTGTATATAACGCAAGGTTATTCCCATTATAGGGCGTGAAAGAAACCGAAGTTGCCGTCGGTAAATTCAGACGCCCTTGTGATAAAAAATTCAACGAAGTAAAGTTGAATAGAGATTCTAGGCTTTTCCAATATGTCGGATTTGCTCCGGCATCGGGGTCTTTTGTGCCGCCCGAATTCGGGCCGCTTGCAAGTAGCGATTGATACAAAACCGCATCGGTACCGCCGACCACAAAAGCCCCGGCAGGATAATCAGTCAACGCCGACCAAACAGGAATCCCGGTTTTTTCTACCTGATTCAATACCGCTGCAATTCGATAAAGAATCTCGTTTGAGTTTTTGCTATCGATAATTTCAGAAAACGGCCAGCCCTTTTCGACATCGGCTTGCAAAATTGCCGTATCACGATAAGTAACTCCGGCAACCGGATTTGTCGGGATTGTAGTAGTCGCGGATGTTCCGAAAACCATCCCTTTTAATGAAACCGTTCTATTTGCCATCTTAACTCCTGTATATTCTTATAATGATAAATAAATTGCAGCCCTTGCAAAATCTGGTCTTCCTGCTTCTTGGTCGGGTGCAAAACCCATCCCACTATTATTATAAGCGTTCATGGGTAGGAATACAACACCTAAAATTCTGGTGGTGGCCGCAAACGGCAATAAGTATCTAAGCCCAAATTTAGAATCATTCGCTGTTACAGTAAGCAATAAGGCGAGCACATTTCTCGGTATTGTACTCCTGACCACAAGATAAATATCAAGAGGAGCAACAGTAATAAACGAAACGTTTTCATTGGTCAATAATTTTATATAAGACCGAAGTTCCGGTACGCTTGCCCCTTGAACGTGATTTTTAAATATTTTAGCAAAAATCAATTTCCTATATTCAATATCATTTGCAACCGTATCCTCATATAAGCTGGCCGGACTACACCAAACAACAACCTGATCCGGGCAATTTATTGCATCGTCGGTTGTTAACCAGCTTTTAGTTGCACCGTCAATATTTACCCGCTCTTGTCCAACAAGAACACCAATACCGTCCAGTTGCACCCCGGTAGCGGTCATTAAGGTTCTTTTGCTTAATGAATCATAAAGCGAATCATAAAGTTCCTGGGCTTCTGCGGAGGTTGCCTGAACCAATTCATCAAGGATTGTTGAGTTCCTGAATTGATAAAGCAACCGGCTTCTTCCCCGCGCAAGAAGGTCTTGATTATATTGCGAAAAATCAACGGTTAAATTCGCGTTATTTTCGAATATATTTGTGCTCATGATACGTTCACCGTGATGTTACTTGTTGAGAAAGTGGCGATATGATCCCAAACAACCGCAATGTCCGCAGACCCCAATGTACCAGAAGAAAGACCAATTTGCACCGAATTTATTTTCAATCCCAGCACGGCATTAATCGGCGGGTAAAGTTTCGATACAACAACGTCATCGCCAGGTAAATAACCGCTTTGATCAAAAACATTGGTCTCAACAACACCCAGTCCCTCAATTCCATATAGGGCGAACTGAGCAATATTATTTTTAATCTGAACCACGGCGTCGGCAGGATAAGAATTGACGTCAATAATACTTATGTTAACCTCAACAAAAATCGGGACCGGTGTTGGTCTGGTAAACCGGATAATGTTACTGGTCTGCATAGTATCAACATAAGTTACCGAGGTGTTTCCATAAGTATAAATCGCAACCGCCAGACGTTCAAAAATAACCCGTGCAACATCGGCGTTAATGCCACCAATTACAACGGCGCATAATGATTTTGCCGGTAATCCGTTTCCATCCGTGGTCAAAGTATTGTTGACATAAATTCGACAACTGGTAACATTTTCAATATTCAAAATCGCGCCGTAAATCGCCTCTACAACAGATTGCGCCGGGGTGGTTGTCGATATATTTCTCCGGGAGCGCAAGGCGGCATCGGTTTCATCTACCGTTCCAGGAATTGTTTCCGCAATATTTGTGGCCGCATCCCAGCCGGAAATAATCGTTACCATTTTTGTCAACGAACCGGCAGCATAAACATAAGCCCCATTAGTGGTCGAAGTTGTCGCCGCCGTTGCTGTGCCGTCGCTTCCAATATAAACAT